CCGATGCATTCTATGATGGCGCAGACCGTCCCGGCTGTCGGCGTATATGTTCCACTCGCCAAGAAAGTCTTGATCGCTTTTGGACTTACACTTGCTGATACAGGCGCGGCCCAAGTCCCATCCGCGCGCAAGAAATTCGCCGTGCCGCCGCCCGATGATGGCGCAAGACCTTGTAGCGTTGATGTGAACAGATTGAGATCAGCAGTCAGCTGCGTATTGGTGACATCGATCGGCGTCGCCGTCACGCCGGTATTGTTGCCTTTATAGGTGTGCGCGGCCATGTTGGCGAGCCGCGCATTCGCCAGCGTGCCGGTCCAACCGAGTGTCAGCGTTTGCGCAGAGATGCTGCCGGTGACGTTGGTATCGTTGGTGACGGCCTGCACGACGTTGGCATTGAGCCGCGCCGCAGGCAGCGTGCCCGTCCATCCCACCGTGATCGAGGTTGCCTGCAGCAGCGCCGTTGCTGGCGTGCCGCCAAGCGTAAGCGTGATGTTGGTATCGTTGACCGCGGTCAGCGCGCCCGCAGCGACGCCTTGAATGGTGGCCGGGCCCGTCCACTGCGCGTATTGGCCGCTTGCCGGCGTGCCGGAGCTGCTCACATTGCCGCCGCCGCCACCGCCGCTAGGCGCCGTGACCGAAGCTAAAATCGCTGCATTCGGCAAATTTCCGCCGGCCGCGGTTGAGCTGACCTGGAATTCCCAGTAGGTGGTTTTGTCAACGGGCGCACTGATGACATCGAATTTGATGAAGTTGGTATTGTCGTTCTTATCCTGCAGAATCAATTTTGCGCCGGTTGTCGCGGCCGAGAGAAATTGCTTAATATTGATTCCCGACGAGGTCGTGTGACTCGCCCATAATTTCGTGGTCAATGCTTGCGTCGTCTGATCGAATCGGATTTGTCCGCTTGCTGGCGGCTCGGTAATCAAATTACTGAATTGATATTCGATAGCGTTGCCGATCGGCAGACTCAGCGTGAGACCATCATAAAGTTCGGTGAAATTGAGGTTGCATTTGTCGAACGACACGCGCAACTGATCGCCCGTGCCGTCATTTGGTGCGCTGCCGATATTGATGATTTGCTTCGACATTTACGGCATCACCAGGCGGAACGAGGTCAGCCGTACCGGACCGCCGCGATAAATTTTGGTGGTGTTGAGCTTGATCACGGCATCGCTATTCAAGTCGCCCACATCGCAGGAAAATATTTCGCTGCCATTTGATCCGAGGATACGCGCACCCGTAGCATTGCCTTGTGCGAGTGCGGCATCTTCCTCGGCGATATCATTGAATTCCAATTCGCCGTCGACCGCTGCCATGGCTGCCGGGCTTGATAGTTTCAGCACGGCGAGCAGGCGCTGATCCGACATCAGTTCGATGCTGCCGCCATCCATTAAGCCGGCGAGCACGTCGAGCATAGCGTCGGCCGCGGTTGTCGACAGTTCGATCAAGATTGCGTCTCGTCGTAGATTGGTATGAAATTGCCGGCCTCGTCACGCTCGATGCGCGTTACTCGCGGCGATGCTTGCGGTGCTTCGCTGCGTTGCTCGATCGGCGGCGATTCGTGTAGCAATCGAATCGCGGTTGCAACCTGTGCGGCGAGTTCGGGCGGCACGACGGCCTTGCCGAAGGCTTCCGCCACGCATTCGCGCACGAATGGTGCCATGCCTTTGGCAAGTGCAGTGATCTCGCTGTCATCCATTTAGGCGGCCTCGCGAAGTGCCTGCGTGAATTTCTGCGTGAGCGCGGCCAGATCCTTTGGCGGCGGCGGCGCTGGCGTGGCATCTGCGGGTGGCGGCTTTGCTTCGGCTGATGGCGGTGCCGGAGGGTTTGCCGGTGCGAACGGATCCGCCTGCGCGTCGCGCTTGGCCAATGCCTCGAGACTATAATTTTGCTGTTGTAGGTACGGTGATTCGCCGCCGGCAACCGGCTTCAAATCGAATTTGGCTCGACCCTCATTTGGAGCCATCACGCCAGCACCCACCGCTTCCTTGACAACATTAACCAGCGAGGTGCTATCCATTCTCAGCAAGTTGTCGGTATCAAATTCAGTACCGAGACCTGCGGCCTCGCCGATGCCAAGCGCCTGATCGAGCAGTTCCTCGATCTCCTCGATAAGAGATTGCAATGATTCTTGGTAGTATTCGACGTTGAGTGCCTGAAGATTGGTGAAGCCTCGCGGCAACACATCGACGCCGATCTTGTAGGGCGGCACATGATAGACACTGCACACCGTTTCCGCCGACCATTTAAGCTGGTCGATCATCTGCGTTTCGACGGCGGTCAACGGCATTTTTTGATAAGTCATTCCACCGGAAAGCACTGCGACGCGGCCGATATTCACTCGCGAAAATCGCTGCTCCCATTCTTCCTTGATGCGCTTCTCTTCGACTTCGCTGACCTCGCCGGGCGTGACCAGAATGCCGCCGGGAGTGGAGTTGTTTTCGAATAACAGTGCAGAGGCTTTTTGTGCATTGATGCCGAGCATCGATGCCAAGCCGCTGGCAAACACCGGCGGGGTGCCGACGAGTGGATGGAACAGGCAATTGAACCGATCATGGATGATCTCGCGCGCGGGCACGGTGATGTCGGTTATGCCGGCGAGATAATTGGTGCTCAAGCGATAGAACACGCTACCGTCGGTCGCGACGAGCGGTTGCACGCGGGTCGGCTCGAGCACATGCAGATCGGTGACGACGTTGCGATTATCGCGTACCTTGAGCACGTAGGTATTGCCGCGCGATAGCTTGGACAGCAGCCAGGACTCCCAAAACTGATTGCGCGTTTGATAATCGTTCGGCCGGCGCAGCACCGGCGAGAATGCCGGGTTCGTCGTCTCAATCCAAATATTATTCTCATCTTGCTCCATGAGTTTGACGCGGAGCTTGGCAATATCGCGGGCGATAAGCGTTTTACAGGCAAAATCCGCATTGAATGACGCCACGACGTCATTGTTGATCGAGAGATTGCGCTGCCAAGCACCGCTGAATGGTTCACGGATCAACGGATACCAACCGCCGCTGCCTTGTGTGACATTGGTCAGCGTACCGACCTGTTTTTGTTTTTCGCCGGTGAACGGTACCGGCAGACCGAAAATCCGCATCAGCGTTCCCGTGCCTGATCGATCTCGTATCGCAGCCGCGTCATGCCCCAGCGACGATCGACATCGATCCCGAGTTGTGTGGCCTCGAGTCGCAAGGCATCGATGCTTGTTTCTGTTTCATGGCTTGGTGCGTCTTGCACTTCTACGGGCTCAGGCGCCGGCGTAGTTTCGGCGACGGGCGCGACTGCTTCCTTTTTTTTCGCCTTGATGAAATCCGCTCTGCGATCGGCGACGAGTGCGATCGCTTGCTCGACCGGCGCCTCGTATTCGTCACCAGCTTCCAGCCGCCGCGTGCCGTAAAGATGCGGCTTGCGTGCTCTCAATGGCAGCATTCTTTTTTGCATCGGCAGTTTTCCGAAAAAATGGGGCGAGCATATCAGAAGGTCAAAATGCTCGCCCCGAGGTGGACGAAGAAACTTAGACCGTATTGACCGGGCCGCCCCAATCGACGCCGGTGAGATAGGAGACCGATTGCGTGCGGCGCCGCATCCAGTTGATGATGCGCTCGGCGCGGATCGCGACCGAATTGGTCTGGAACATCGAGACGAGCGATGTCGCAGTCGGCCCGCCCGAGTCGCCGGTTGGCGCATCGGACATTTCAAGCGATGCTTCCTCGCTGGCGTCGACAGTGAATTGCCCGTCATCGCCGAGATAAACGTCGCTGGCATTAACGAGCACGACGTTCGTCGCCGGACAATAATCCGATGCGATCACTGGCATGCCGAATAATCTGCCGCCGGTGATATTCATGTCGGGGAAGGATTGCTGCCCGAGTGGATTGACCATCGAGGCAAGCGACACCGCCACGTTCGTCGGCATGATCCACACGCCGGTCGACGGCGGATTGTTTGCCGCCGTGAACTTGGCATAGAGCGAGCGGACGTCGAGTCGCACGCTATCGGCATCGGTTCCGGTGGCCGAGGCGATGGCCGGCGCACCGTTGGTAATGGAGGCCGGTGAGACGCCGGCGACCGCTGTTTTTGACGGCGTGATGAAGTCGATATCGAGCCGCCCGCTCAGTGCCTCCGCAAGCTGGTCGCGAACGATGGTGTCCGATTTCGGATTGCTGAAGCGGATGTTTTCCATCGTCAAGACGCAGATGCTCGCCACCTTGAGCGGCGAGAGATGCGTGCGCGTGAAGTTGAACGAGGTGAGGGGCTTGGCCTTGCCTTCTCCGACCCAGTAACCCGCACCTGCCCCCGTTTGCGTGATCAGCGGGATATAGAATGGCACGCTGCGCAAGCCCGGAATTCCGTCAGCGCCGAATCGTCCGAGGATGGTTTTGGGTCTAAGATAGGCGACGAAATCGGCGAAAAGGCCCGTCTCCTGACCGATCAGGTTAGCGGCCCAGTTGCCCGAAATGGTCGTGCCCGCGGGGACGTTGGCTTTTGTCACCGCCGCATAGACGTTGGAGTCGGTGCCGTACATCTCGGCGGCAACGTCCGCAATGTTGCGGCCGTCTATTTTCGCCACCAGTGTGCATTTGAGCGCCCGTATGCCCTCGATGCCGGGCGGCAATTCGGGCTGCCGCACGCTGATGAAGCTAGCGCGAGCGGCCATGGCTTCCTGCATGTTGGTAACTGCCTTGGCGATCGGTTTGGCCGCCAATGCCTTGGCATTTTCGATCTTGCGCAAGCGCACAAGATCCTTGTCGAGCGCATCGACCTCGGCAGAAAGATTGTCGAATTCCTCCTGCTCGGTAGCAACCGAGGTGCGATCCTCGTCGAGTGTCTTTTGCATCACGGCCTCCATGCGAGCCGCGCTTGCAGCGCGTTTCGCCTCGAGAGCCGTGATTTGCTCCGCGATAGTTTTCATCTTGTCCTCCTGGACAGACTTGAGTTGCGACTGTCCCGAGGCGCCGGGAGGGTTAAGCGAAACGACAGGGCGCGGTGTTTGTTGGCCTGACGCGGCCCGCTGCGCAGTGTCGATCGAACGGATTGTGGTGATGGTGGCTTCGGCATTGGCTGGGATTGTCACCGCCGAGAGCTCGATCCAATCCCATTTGATGAAGCGCATGCCTTTGGACTCTTCGATCCACTCGAATTCGGTCGGCTTGAAGCCGATCGACAAGCCGGACACGAGGCCGGCCTTGATCGACTGCCACGCCTCGTCGAGCCGATCCTTCAACCGGCCAGGCTCGGCCATGCGCGCGATCTTGGCGACGATCTCGATGCCGCTCTTGCTCACCTTGGCATTCGTGACGTGGCCGATCGGCTGTCTCGAGTCATGCTGAAACAACAGCGGCATCGGCAGCGTGAATTGCGCGCCCTCTGGCACGACGACATCTTCGAGCCGATCTGGCGTCGGCGTCGTCGCCATGCCGATGATCGTGCGCGTTTCATCGTCCGCTTTCCGAATGGAAAGCAGAGAATAGGCCCGGTTGAGCATGATTGGCCTTCTCCGTTGTCAGGCGAAAAACAACCGGCACTCAGCCCGCTTCTGCGCTGACGGATTGGTCGCGAGCAACGCCACTGCGTTGAACGTGGCCATGAGCGGGTCGATCTTGCCGAATCCACTATCATCGCGCGCGATGCGCATACCGGTCGGCGTCGGCACGATGCGCGCATTGCCGGCGCACCAGGTCATGAGCGCTTGCCCGCCGTGCTTGAATGAGCCGTCGACGAGCTTGCGCTCCACCGTCTTTATCGCTCCCATGAGCGAGATGCCCTGTCGGATGCCCGCCAGGAGGTTATTTTCTTGCGTGACGCCGATCCTGGCGAGGCTATCGACGATGCCGCCGATCCCGATCGCGTCCACACCGACGCCGGCGAGCTTTTTCGCGCCTTTAACTTTTTCCACGATTTCCGTGACATAACTAATGTCATCCGGCAATTCCTCGACTAAGGTTAGATCGCCGTCGGCCATAAACCTTTCGTAAAACCCCGTATTGGCTTTGCGCCGCTCCAGCCCTTCCGGCGAGATCAGCGCATGCGTCCAGGCCAGATGCGTTTTCGTATCCCTTTCGCGACCAACCACCGCAATGCCAAGCAGATCATCGAGCCCGCCTCCATCAATGCCGACAACCGCCGCCTCACTGCGCTCGAGCACGGCATCGAGCGTCAACCCTTCCTCTTTCCCGCGATCCCAGTAGTTGGCGCCGGCCCAGCCGTCGGCCCTTAGACTCATTCCAATCTGCACGTTAAAATGCTGGCTCGCGATAAGTGCTACGGCTGCCGGGCCGTCTGCATCTGCGCGCACGATCTCGCGAGCCAGGAAGTTCTCGCTGGTAGATCGGCCCAAATTCGGATTGACCAGCGGCCAATAACGCCGATCCCGCCAGCCATTGTCGCGCCCACACCGTTCGGGCAATTCGTACAACACGGGCAGCAGCGGCATGCGGATCTTGCCGTCGCGCACGGCGCGCGCCATCTCGAGCTCGGCCGCAAATACGCCGGTCGGCGTTTGCTTGCTCTGCGTCGTGGTCTGGAACAAGAACCCGTCGGGCCGCTTCGTCAGCGCACCGCGTAGCTCCACGAAAATCTCGGCCGCATTGCCCCGCTTGGCGAACTGATGCGTCTCATCGATCATCGTGCCCGTACACTTCGAACCCGTGATCGTATCCGTATCCGCCGCCTTGATCTGCAGCGTCGCACCCGTGCGCCGATCGGTGATCCGCCGCAGATGGTCCTGAATATGAAAGATTTTCGTGAGCTCCGGATCAAGCCGGATCGTCCCTTTCGCCTGCTTGAAGGCAATGCCTGCAATCTCGATGGTCGGCGCAACGAACAGATATTCCGCCTCCGGCCGCCGGTTCATGATCAGCGCCGTTACCATCACCGCGCCGCCGTTCGTCGACTTCGAATTACCCTTCGGGATCAGCAGCATGTATTCGCTGATATGGCGCACGTTACTGACCCGATCGTAACTCCCGAATAACGCGCGCACGATCGGCAGAAACCAGGGCCCACAAGCGACTTCCATCGTCGGCGTGCCGATCACATCCGGCAATCGCAACCGATTGAAACAGCGCACTCCTTTCGCCGCATCGCTCTCGTAGAGCGGCAGCTCCGGTACAAGGCTGCGGCCATCCAAAAGCCGCTCCTCCCAATCCCGGCAACTGGTATCCCAAATGCCGTCATCGGCCGGCGATCTCGGCGCCGTGGCCGCCTCCGGTAACGTTACCGGCGCGCTATCCTCAACCGGCAGAAAATGCAGCATTAATTCGCGTGGATTTCAGTCTCGAGATCGGCAATCCATGGCGTGCCTACACCCGCCGTCTTGGCCGCTTTCGCCTCCTGCCGACGCTTGCCGATTAATTGGTCGGACACTCGGCCATGACAGTAGGGTGCCGCCGCAATCGCCATACGGTCACGACGGTTTGAATCGGCGGTGCGATCGTTCATCACCGCAAGCATATATTCCAGCGGTTGCATCTGTTTGGCCGCTGCATCTATTACGATATCATGCGGGGGCGCCTTGGCGATTCGACTAGCACCCGGTCGATAGCCGCCTGCTTTTGCCATGGGTATCACCTAACTCGTTGAAAAGTCTCTGCATGAG